CGCTGTAAAATTACAAGTCTATCCACAATTTCATTTTCTGCTCCAATACCACATCTCATACCCCATATAGGCAAACTATAATCCTCATTTCTCTCTGCTCTTAATGCATTCAATCCCTCTTCTTTGCTGACGTTATCAACACTAAATCCATCAGCAAGAGTAGCGATTGTAAAGGTTGCATTGTTATTACCACTCGCAATTGTGATAGTATCTCCCACTGTGTAACCACTCCCTGCAGCACTGATTGTGACTGTAGATACAGCACCATCATTAGTAGTAATACTAACAACTAATCCCGATCCAGTTCCACCTGAAGTACCAAATATTCCATTAAAATAACCACTACCTGTTGCCGTTAAAGAACTTAATGTTGCAGGAGTACCAGGATAAAATAGAGCAGTCTCTTTAACAGTTGCAATTCCAATGGCAGTAGTAATAGCACTCTCTATTGCAGCAGAACAAGCAGAAGTGGGTGGTGATCCAAATGCAGCATAAGCACCTCCAAGTTGATTAGAATCTATCGTTCGTGTATCACCTTCCTCAGCTGCATCCCCACCCGCTGTTCTCGGATAATACTGAAATCCTGCTCGCCAATAACACACTCCAGAACCCACCTTAGGTGCTTCCACGGGGCCCGCAAGTGCAGTACCATTAGCACTATATTCTACTACATATCCCTCCAGATTAGGATCCCAAGCCATAGGAGCACTCGGATATCCAGAATGATCCAAAGCAATAGAAATTCCTATTCCTAAATTAGCAGTCTGCATTATTCCCACTGTCTGCGGAAGAAAGGGTTCTGATAGTTTATTCAATGCATATTTTTCTCTCCCCTGATCAGCAAAATTATCAGGATCATCTAGTAGGTCAAAAGAAGGATATGTTCCATCAGATTGTGGAGCCTCAAGAGTTTGAAGAGCAACTTGATCAACAGTAAGAATATTAACAAACGAAAGAGTATCTGCTATACCTACTAAAGATTCAATATTTCTTAAGTCAGTTAATCCTGTAGTAATTCCAGTAATTTTTGCTACTGATGCAAAAACATTAACATTTTGAGGATTTACAATTTGACCTATTTCTAATTTTTCAGAGAGACCTGCTCCCACAGGATTCATAATTGTTAACGTAGATTGCCCTTGAGTTATAGTTCCAATAAAACCTCCCACCAAGGTATTACCAATATCATCTGAATAAGGTTCAGTATAATATTTTACACCATAATAATTTCTTGGTTCAAATCCAAACGTATAACCCACTCCACTAGTATGCCATTGACTCTCGGTTGCATTACGTGGAAAAATAGTCACGGTTCCATTAGGATGAAGAAAAGCAACTGTACTCCCTAAACCTACTGCTCCACCCTTTGTTAATGCAGGGTATCCACCTCCAGATAATTTAGTACACACCATACTATATTGAGAAGGAGTTGTAGAACTATTAATCTGAGTGACTCTCCAAAATAAATCAGTTCTACAACTCGGAGTTGCGTTTATTCTATCTTCATAAGCCGTCTCAACAACTCCAAATGCCTTATTAACATCAAGACATTGATCAAATAAATCCTTATCTAATTTCTCAATTGCTTGATCATATGGAAGTTTATCATTATCAACAATAACTACTCGATCTTGAAGATCAGCAATAGACTCCAATGCAACTTGAAGATCTTCCCCCGATTGGTTAAATAATTTAGTTGCTAATGACATTATTGGTTCCTTTTGTGTATAATATTTATTTTAAAATTCTAACCAAAGGTTAGGATGTGGACAAGATTGAGCATAACGATGATATTCGGGTTTAAGACATAACTTAACGTCTCCAATCAAACTATACCTGTCCTCTATATTTTTCCTCTTTAAAGTAGAATGTTGCATCTTACTGGGGAAAATTAAAATTGTCCCTTCTTTTGGGGAAACAGTATAACTATCACAATTATACTTATTAAATTTTTTTAATAATCTATACTTTTCATTTGGTTCAAAGATACCTGTTGAGGGTTCATTCCAAGAAGTAGGATTATAAAAACAAAATTTATCTGAAGTTTCATCAGATGTAATATAGTAACAAAATGATAAGTCAGAATCATTATGCATATGAGTTTTAAGTTGAGGAGTATCTCTATCAGCATACCCCACCCACGACTTAGTAATATTGATCAATAATTTTTCATGATCTACTTCCAATAGATCTAAATGTCTCCGAATACTTTTACTAATCGCTTTAAAAATATCAAAATATCGGGGATTTGAATGAACAAAGGCTCTTCCAGAGTTTTCTGGTGTTGCATTCTCATATCCATTCCACCATAAAGATTTTAATTCTCCTAGATATTCCTTTTTAATTTCATCATGATTATCAATCTTATCTTGAGAGATTAGAATAGGAAATATTTCATGGATTTTCATCAAAATTACTCACAGCATCACTACTATCATCACCTGGATAATCATCACTTGTCAAGTTATTCCTCACGTCATAATGATAACCAGCAATAGAATGTCCTGATTGATCTCCTGGGTAATCCGCAGGTGATTCTCCATCATATTCAGTAATCAAAGGCGGCCCAATTCTATTAACCCATACTTCATAATGACAGGATGGTAAACATTCATCACCTTTTCTATTATCAATCATTATTTCATTTTTGTCAATAGATTTTACATATAAATGTTGAGGTTTTCCAACAGCAGTCAATGTAACAGTGATAGAATCATAATCTACTAAACCGTCCCAATACTCTGGTAATTCTATAATGTGTGAATCCTCTAGTCTACCCCTAATATAAATCGCAGACTCTGGACCTTCTACACAAATATGCCTTAGTCTCTTTCCTTCTCTCGTAGGGTGAGCAATATCAAATCCTTTATCTATTGAACACTTTCCTGTAACCATTGCAACAACTCTAGGAGCCTTGATCAGAGTACTATTCGTAGCATTTCCGAAATTACGATGCATTCCTGATCTAGACTTAAATCCCGTTTCATTACATGCACCTGTTCTTATTTCTACTCCTGTTTTAAGATTCATTCCAATATGTTCTTTCTTTCCTAGTAGTTTTAACCGAGGAGTAACTATATTAATATCAGTGTTATTAAGAATATCAATAATTTGAGAACTAATTTGTATTCCTACAGGTCCAAGACCACGATCCCCAAGCACTATATCTTTAGGATGAGGACCTTTATTAGATTTAGTGGTAACTTTAAAAATAGATTCAGCATCTGCTTTAGGATTAGTTGCGGGATTAGGTCTTGCAACCATCAATGCTGCTTCAGGTTTAGCCTCAAGTTGATAAGAAAGAGGACTTCCAACAAGAACAGAACCACTAGCAAATATAGTTCCTGGAATAGCCTTCCCACCTTTTCCAAAAACAAGAGGATCTCTTGCCTTCAGTTCAGTAGTTCCCTCATTTGCTGGAGATCCTGTTGAAACTTGTAGTTGACTTCCTATATGAACGTTTACAAATTCAGCCATCTTAAAAATCCCCTACTACTTTCGGCATTGCTTTATCATAGTGTTCCTCTGTCACATTACCCGTACCAGGCTGCGTCTTGGCATCTCCACCTTCAATTACTTTAAAACTTCCTACATTATACTCATTCTTTCCTGTGGTATTAACATCCATAGTATCAGCCTCTACAGAAAAAGCACTTCCTGCTTCCATTTTAATTTCTCCACCAGCACTAGCATTAATCTCCTTATTCGCAAGTATATTAACCCATCCAGTTTCATCTCCATCACCAGTTGAAATAAGATCAATAGATTGTGCAAAAATTCGTACTCTTCCTTTAGGGGCTCCAATAATAATATCCCCATTTTCAGCCAACCATGCACCTGCTACATCCTGAACGGGTGCTTCTCCACACCTAATCTGAAAGGTAGAAGGAGCACTGCAAAGAATACTTCCATCTAGTGCTCCTCCTTGCTGAAGACCCAACCATTGAGCACGTTGAAAGGAAGAAGGAAAAATACGACGCAACATCACAGCCATCTTGCTGTTATTTTCATTACTATGTCCATAAAATGAACCACCTTCACTCGTATTAAATTGATTCTTTCTATAGGTTTTGACTTCACCCTTTACAGGTACGCTACTAGTTTGTGGATTTGTCATTATGTCACCCTCCTTCTAGCATTAGGTCCGACATTCCCAACACAATCTATAACTTGAGTTACAGTTGTTCCTTCAGGAAACTCATCAAAATTTTCTTTATGGAATTTCAAAACAGGAATAAGGAAAGCATTAAGACCAGTTTGAGTATTTATATAAACCTGAGGAAGTTCTCTAAATCCTGCTCCACACTTAGTTACTTTGACACTTAATATTCCACCATCACATCGTTCAATAACTGCCTCTGCACCATTAGCAGGTTCAATTACCACCGTATCATCACAACAATTATATCCAAAACCAGGATTTGCTACGGTAACCGCTTCTAAACAAGCAATAACTCTATAAGTATCACTTGGAGGACATGTTGTAGGAACAATAGGTATACATTTAGTAGGATCATTAGGATCTCTGTAATATCCATCAGGACAATCATCTGGTACACATATACCATTTTCTTCATGTTGACCTGGAGGACACCCAGGTCTATCTACACATACCCCATTTACCTTATGTTGGCCTGGAGGACATTCATCGGGCACACATACACCATTTTCCATGTGTTCTCCTGGAGGGCAAGGATCAGGTCTACATATACCATTGTCCAAATAATATCCTGGAGGACACTCCTTACCTTTTTCAGGGCAATCAGGAGCAGTTACTAACACTCTCATATCCCCACATATACCCCATGAATCATCATCTAATTTATCTTGCATACATTGATCCACTGCCATTCCTGATGTTTCTAAGAAATTCCTAATATCACAATCACTAAAACCTAAAGTCTTAGCATAGACATAATCCCTATCACAAGTAAACGTAGGTGGTTCTTCATCGGTACCATCACCAGTCTTACTTGTAAATTTATTAATTCCAAATAATGTTTTAGTAGCACTCTCAATTAATTCTAATTCATTTTTAAAAGGATCTAAAGAAGTTCTAATGATATCCCCCGCACTGTCACCCTCTCCATACACCGTTTTATAAGATTCAGTTCTTACTTCAACCTCAGTTGTAGTAACTAAATCAACTAATGTAATTACCTGTGTAACCTCTCCACTATAAGAATCCCCTTGATCCCATTTTGTAGCTTGACCAGGTTGACCAGTAATCTCAAGATAATCCAAAACCTGACCACTTGTTCTAGGATTATCAGTCCAAGAATACTTAATAGTAATATCTCCCGTCCCCCTAATAGTATTACACGTAGTATCACTATTTGCTACAAACTCAGCTTCTCCACTTAAAATTTCAAGTTTCGCATTTACATCAAATCCACCTGATGAATCATCATCAAATTCAAGAAGTTTTACAGTTGCCCACCGAACATCACCTGATCTTTTTAATCCTGTATAAACAATGTTATGATCTTGATTCCGATTTTCCCTTATAACTGTACTTGTTTCCACTTGTAAACTACGAGTCGGAGCAGGTCCTTGTCTTAAAACCCATGCTAAAGCAGCAGGGTTCTGTAAAAATGTTCTTCTACCAACATCTTGATTTAAAATAGTGGCCTCTATTGTCTTTGCAGTTGGTATTGGATTCCCTTCATTATCAGTATCGACTTCCACCTCAACTTCAAAGAATGTAGAATCATTATGAGATCTAAACACCGTAGTAGATCCAAGAAATATACCATCAAAATTAATACTTCCTTGATTATCTGCTTGAACTTCAAAATGATAAGTTCCTGACTCAGGAATTAAAGCAGACCATATTCCAGTTTGAGGAATATTAGAGAATTCATCATATTCTCCAGGTCCATGACCTAAATTAACCAAAGGAAAAACTCCATAATTCTTTAAGAAAGAAGACCATCCTTGAGAATCATTTAGAACCCATGCATCAGGTTGAATTCTTCTTATTTCACTTGCTACATGTTGCCACTCCTCTAGATCTATTGTTACAGGAGTTTGTACTTTTTCTTTATAATCAGCAACTCGGAATATTTGAGTAGGTAATCCTTCCCGTGTTTTTACTATCTGAGGTATCTCACTCAAAGTATCCTGAATAAAGGTTCCTTCATACACTCTATCAACATAAAACCACCATTGAGCAACACCTGCAGGATAATCAGGATCAGTTCCATCAATTCTTTCTACATATGTAACATCTTTAGTATAAAAAGGATTACCTGCATCAGGGATAGCATCCTCATAAGATCTAGTACGTTGCCTGAGTCCTAGTAAATCTAAACCAGTTGCTGCAAACTCAGATATGCCCCACTCAATACCAGTCATATCTCTAGGCAATATCTCTTCTCTAATAACTGTCGATCCAGGTATCATATCTTCAGTAAAATCATGATCAATACAAACATTCTCTTCTGATGGCAATCTAATACAATCTCCAATGTATAAAGTAGCAACCTCACCGTAACTATAAGGAGTATCCCAGTCTCCATTCCCCCGATGAACAATTGTTTGACATCTATCAGCCCATGTCCTCCTCATTCCACCCCAAGATCCATCAAGCCAAGGTTTATATCCCCATCCAGTTTCTTTTACGATTACTTTAACTACTCCTGTTCCTGTTTTTGGAGGAACCTTTCCTCCAAAATTACAAATAGGTGTAATTATATCTCCTACTCGATAGTTTTTTCCTCCATTACTAACAGATACTCCAGTAATATTACCTTCCGTAGTTGACTTTATAATATCAAAAGTTAATGAGGTTCCTTCTCCACCTTTAGTTAATAGATTAGTAGTTCCTTCCGCATATCCTGTACCAGCATTCAATAATCTAATTGCAATAACACTACCATTATCAGGATTTATATCAGTAACTTCTACTTGTGCATTGCGACAACTCATATTATCATCGGGTATTTGATTTACAATACAAATTTTACCTCCCATTCCACCTATTCCACCTATTCCACCATGATTCTCACAATAATAATATAAAGTATCAGGTGCATCTAGTGGAACATCAATTATGACCTTAGCCTTAGGTTTACCAGGTTCTCCTACTATAGTCACTCCATCAGTATATTCTACTCCACAATTACTAATAATTGTTTCGGTGGTTGTTTTAAAAGGTCTCAGAGAATTGGATATTTCGGTTCCATCTCCTCCTACCCCCTTCCTAAGAACCCATGCTAAAGCTGCTGGATTTCTATCATCTTCATCAGATTTAAGTTCAAGTCCAGTCTTATGAGCACCAGAATTCTCTATAGTAGCAAGAACATCATAAATTCCAGGTTGAAAAACTTCAACCTCCAAAAATTTAGGATTTCTATGAGGACCACGAGCAAGATCTATTCCTTGTCCATATACAATAATAGGAGTGTCAACGACAGTATCTACTAAGATAACGTCTTGTTCTACAATAGCATCTGGTTTCTCAGATGTATATTGTACTTTATGATCCTGAGTCCAGGTTACAGGTGTTGATCCTTCCCCTCCCCCATCTATAGTAAACGAATCAAGAGCATATCCACTCTTACCTGTATCTGCCCATTCCAACTTAATTGTTACCTTTCCAGTTCCAAGAATACTTCTACCATCATCCGAAAACTTTGCATTCCCACCAGTAATCGTAATCGAAGCATTTGTATCATGTCCATTATCAGGATTATCATCAATCTGAAGGAATGTGTCAGTTACTCGCTTAATAGCATTAGCTGCCATACCAGTGTAATTAATAGAATGAGTAATATTAGTAGATTGTGAGATTACTGTAGATTGTGTTTCTATACTAGGAATAGGATCGGTTGCTCCAATATAGATTCCATCAAAGGTAATAGTTCCTCTATTATCTGCTTGCAACTCAAATGTATAAGTTCCTGGTTCCTCAATTTCAACTTCCCAAGTACCCTCATGTGGTTTCCCTCCTGTTGGATCAGCTGGTTGCTTGCCAGGATACACACCATAATTCCTTAAGAATTCAGACCATCCTTGTCCTTGATTTTCTTCATCATTTATAACCCAATCAGTAGATTCCAACCCCTCAACTGCTCTTGGCCACTCATCGGGATCATCTATTAGACCCTCAATATCACAGTTATGGATTCCATCTACTTTTTCAGAGAATCTTAAAGGATGAATCCTAACTTCATCATACCAGAATGTATCAATATCATATTCTTCTTTACTTCTCAATTCAAATTCATCAGTACCAACTTTAAGTACTACTCCATTAGAAGGTGAAGACTGATCAAAGTGATATGTCTTTCCTCTTTCTAAGGTATATCCACCCGAACATAAAGATCGTTGCAACTGATTATCAATAACAAACTTAGAATCCAGCATAGTTCCACCTATGCCAATTCGATTATTTTTAACGGAAACATCAAAAGTAGTAATTCCTGCACTAGGTGGAGGAGCATTACCTACTATTCTAAAATGTATATTCTCCCCACCTTCAGTAAACTCATTACTAAGAATTAAACAATCATTTTTAAGATCAATGATAACAGTACCTTCTGGAAGAATATCCTCATCTCCCTCACTTATTACTCTAACTTCCATTCCTATTAAATCGGATGGTTCCAAACCATCAATAAGAGGTTCAAAAATAAAATCACAAACTTTATTATTAACCGCATTTTCACCATCATCGAACGAAACATTTCCAATGAAATCCTGAATAGAAGGAACTTCATCAACAGGTCCTAAAATAGCTTCAAGTACTGCTCCTCTTCCACCACCACACTCATCATCAACATGAACATAAGGTGCTATAGTATAAATCCCACTCTCCAATATATCTACCCCCATCAATTCACCAAAATTTTCTTCTGCTGTACTTATGACTGGGTTTCCTACTGCTCCTGAACCTACTCCACCCCAGAAGGTAACATTAGGAGGTCCACATTGTGTAGGACCCAATACTCCATATGGTTTATTAGAAGCTCCAGTTCCTCCAGTGCCACCAGTTACACCAGTTACACCAGTTACACCAGTATCAGTACCAGTTACACCAGTATCAGTACCAGTTACACCAGTATCAGTTCCACCAGTACCACCAGTTACACCAATATCAGTACCAGTTCCTCCAGTACCACCCGTTATACCAGTATCAGTTGCACCAGTTCCCCCCGTACCAGCACCAGCACCACCAACTCCACATTGATCCATAGTCTGTGCAGCAATTTGGCCAGGATCAAATTTAAATTTATACTTATTAATATTATCAGGAACCTTAGTGGCATCTTTAAATGTCTGTCCAACTTTTTTAGCTTTATTGAAAATATTATCGGTATTTAAAGTAATCTTTACAGGAGCACCCCCTTCTAAGAAATTCCATTCTTTAACAACGGGATCTCCTTGCTTAGGACTTACTTCACAATTTAAGATGCTCATTATAGAACCTAAAACATCCCCAATGGAACCTAAAACATCTGTTGCACCACCAAGAACATTAGAAATAGTTCCCATAGCACCTTCAATCAATGCTGATAATTGACCAACAAGCTGCCCAACAAAACTAGAAACAAAATTTTCTATTAAACAATTACTCGTATTTACTGCTTTATTAACAATCCCCATCAATCCTTGCCCCACCATATTGGGCATTTCAGATATTGCTAAATTAAAAGCACAAGAAGAAACTTTAATTGCTTTGTTTATTAACTCATTACTCGCAAACTTACCAGACAAAGGACCCTCTGCGGTAACCTTATTCATCATCTGATTAATCTTGCGAAGCACTTTTTTCTGTGCTTTCTTCATTACGGTATTAATATATCCACTTATCAACTTCACTTGCTTCTTCAATGCCGAAGAAATTTGTTCTACAGATCTCTCAGCATGATCAAGAGTTTCTAAACTTTGTCTAAGAACACTATTACTCCCGATTAAACCTTTTTTTAATGTCTCAACATCTTTTATCGCATTCTCTATCGCTGCAGACATCCCCGCTACAGTATTCTTAGCACCATCTAATATTGGTATAGGTTCTTTTGCACGTCTATTATCTATATTTGTCTTGAGAGAATCTAAAGATGGACCATCATAACCAAATATTTCAGCTCCTAAGAGTCTTGAATTACCAGGTTTCCACACCTGATCTGAAAGTGGTGAACCAGCATTACCAGCAGAACGAGGATCTGCTCCACTTACTGCACCATAAGGACTTCCAGACATTAATGGAAGATCTACAGTCATATTAGGAGCAATTCTTTCAATAAAATACTCCCCTGTCTGCATATCTCTACTTACATATACAAAAGTACCACGAGGAAGAACAGGAATACCCAGTGACTCCCCTCTTAATCCTGAAGAAGTATATTGAGGATAAGCCCAAGGCAATGAAGTAGGGTCAGCATCTGCTGGATGAACCCCACAAATCATTATCTTAAATCTTGTAAGAAAAGGTTTTGCAGCAAAAGGTTCTGGTTCACTAAACTTCTTATCTTGTTGCGTTGTGACAAAACCTATATCATCAGCAATCTGAGCCAGTTGCAGTCTGCTCTGACCCAGTTGCTCCTCAACTAGTTTTCGTGCATATCTTTTGAGTTGAGTATCCATTAGTTATTAATCGTCGTATACCCTACACTCTAGTGAATCGGGATGATTATCACAGTATACCTCTAAATGCTGATCTTCATGTCTTGTATGCCAATCATTGATTTTACCTTCATTCTTATCTACTTCCTCTTCACTATGAGCATGAAAAGCATCATTGTGCATTTCCAAATCTGCCTCCGTATATTCAATCATACCATGATTTACATGTTCTTTATGATCCTTAGGATCAATATAAACCTCATGGTCTAGATCGTGATCGGGAGTTTTAGTTGTCATGTTAATTCTCCTGGTGTACTGATTCATTATATCATGAAGATGGGGATTTAACACCGTAAGCATCTCTTACTATGTGTAAACCAGTAAAAGCCTTGGTTGAGTCACCATAATGACATAAATCCGCTATCATATATATACCACTATCTCTATCCTTACTTCCAGTTTGAGTTTTCTTTGTAGTCATTTCCTCGAATTCACAATAAATCAAATCCCCCGCATGTAAACTTAAGTCTGCTTCTATAATAACCTCTGTAATTATATTCATCTTTTGTCTAAAATTCTGATGCGACTGTTGGAAAGTAGTCTCTACATCATAATTAAGTTCAGGTGTCTCATCAACTTGCTTCTTTACATCTTGCTGCCCCTTTACGGGAGCAAATGCTGCTCTAGTTCTTTCAATACCAAATAATGCATCATCATACTCTGGATTAAATACTGGTAAATTTTTTCCTGCAGTAACTCCATTACCTTTACTCTTACCATTTGCATTATTTTCTACTTTTAATTCAGTAAATGTATACTGTTCTTCGGGTGCTAAATTTGGATTATAAACTTCTAATACAGTTCCTCTACCCGATGATTCAAATTCCCCTAAAGCATCAATACTTCTAGTATTAAAAGAATATAAAATTTTCCCATCAGCAGCAACTGGTTTTCCACCACCAGGAGGAGAAACTAAAGGAAGTTCTTCGTTTGTAGCTTTTTTATTTTCAATAAATGTTTTAATTTCTTTATCCTTAGTATCAAATAATTTATCCAAAGATTTAAAATGATATCCCCTTGATGTTTGCCAAAAAAGATATCCTGCACTTTTTCCAACAACACTTTTACCATCTGAAGTTTGGACTGAATCAGGAATAGCAAGTTTTTGAAGATCTAAAATCATTTGAAAGGGATACCTCTTATTTCCCCATTCATGATATTCATTAATGGTTGGATCAATATCTATATTATGCGGTGATTTTAAATCTCTCCTAAAAATAGTGTTTACAATAGTAGATATCTTTCCACTATATTGCATTGTACATCTATTATCCACCAAAGTATTATCAAATGCTTCTTTACCTACAGCAGTTATAGTAAAAGTTTGAGCTTGAAAAGATTGTTTAGCAGAACTTAGAGTCGCTAATCTTAAATCAGTTTCCTGTGCTAAATTAACTTTATTACCCTTCTGATCTTCTATTTCAAATAGTATCTCTTCTGTTCCTTCTCCAAATTCTCCATCCATTAAACCTACCGCTTCATCAGGATTATCTTTATCAGGTACAGTATTACCAGTATCAGCTAAATAACCAGTAATTTCAACATAAGGAGAGAAGACACTTTCCCTATACTCAAGAAGACCAATACCTGATCTAAGATCTATAGTCTCATCAGGGTTTATATTAGATCTAATCTGAAAAGAATTAAATTTTAAGGATTCTTGTAGTGCCATCTATATTTTATTATCCTTCTACTAGCTGTATATATGTAGTACTGTTCTCAACTACTTTACCATCACCATAAGAGGGTTTAGTATCCAATCCTTCTGCTTTATTATTTCCGCCAGAAGATGCAATCACGTCGGGTTTTGTAGTATCGGAACCCCCAGATGTATCAGTAGATATATCATCACCAGTTTCTTCTCCTTTCTCCCCCCAAGGATCTCTAATAATTTTTCTTGGACTAAGACCCATCTCTTCAGCAATAGGATCATCCATATCCGCTAATGCTGGAATTTGGACTAGAGCTTTAAGAATGAGATTACCGAGTTGCTCACCAAGAAGTGCTCCACCCATCCCCATTCCAAATGTTACAAATGGTATTAACGGAGCACCTGCACCAGCAGTAAAGAAAGTAGCGGTGCTAGTTAAAGAAGCACCAGCAGCAGCACCAGCAGCAAATCCCAAACTTGAAGAAAGTGCTTTTACAACAGCATTAACAAGAGACTCTCCACCCGCAGCATAATCAACAAGAGCAAACAGAGAATCAATTACTATATCTACAGGGCCCAAGAAATTACTCATGGACTTCAATGCTTTATTTCCTTTTACTGCCTTTGCTATAGGTTCGGCTTGTTTGGAAAATTTCTGAAAATTATCTGCTATCCACGGAACGAATGTTTTAGGTTCAATTTTCCCTCCCAATTTCTTTAACAAAGGATTTTTTCCAAGAAACTCATCAATATTTGGTTTTACCTTATCGATAAGACCTTGCACCATTTTTCCAGGATCTAAATTCTTAGCAACGTCATCAACCCATTTACCCACACTACCAGTGATACCCTCAAAAGCACCTCTAGCTTGCTTAACACCAGGAAGTTCTCCCCATTTAATATTTCTAGCTGCGTTTATTGCATTCTTAAAACCACTACCTATCGCATCCTTTGCTTTACCCAATGTACTCCCTATTCTACTGAATAAACCAGGACCACCTCCTGAGGTAAGATTTTTAGTAATATTCTGGATGGTCTCACCAGGTTTAAAATCTTTCGCCCGTTGAAGAAGATCACCTCCTGTCTGGGTTATTCTTTTTGTAAGGGGTGATTCGGTAACAGTCTTAGTAAGATTCTGAATGGTCTCACCAGGTTTAATACTTGTCACCTTTTGAAGAAGATCACTTCCTGTCTGGGCTATTCTTTTTGTAACGGGTGATTCTGTTATAGTCTTAGTAAGATTCTGAATGGTCTCGCCAGGTTTAATACTTGTCACCTTTTGAAGAAGATCACTTCCTGTCTGCGCTATTCTTTTTGTAACGGGTGATTCGGTAATAGTCTTAGTAAGATTCTGGATAGTCTTACCAGGTTGAATATTCCGAAGACTCTTAGGAAGTTGAATATTCTTAGTAAGATTCTGGATAGTCTCAACAGGTTTAATATTCTTAGTAAGATTCTGAATACTCTTAGGAAGTTGAATCTGCTGAAGACTCTTAGGAAGTCGAAGATTCTGAACAAATTTTGTTACATTTCTTACTCCACCTTTAAGAGCCTTATCAACCCCTCCAGTGTTTATCCAATTACCAATATTCTTTGGATTTAAAACACTAGCAACTTTACCCAGAGGACCCCTTGCAACACTACGAGTAAATCTTTTCCACCCTGCTTTTTGGTTTCTAAAAAACTTACCCATAGGTGTTTTCTTCCACCATTGTTGAAGTTTCTTTTGCCATCTGGGGGTTTTTGTCCTCGGTCTTCTGTCAGGAGTATCAGGTACACGACCATCTTGAGGGGGTTTCCCACGACGAAAATTACGACGACCCCGACCAATCACTGCTCCAATCATTGCGGCGATCAAAGCCCCATTCATTACCTGAGTAAATAAGGTTCCAAACTTATCAAATAATTCACCTGCACCTTCTCCTCCAATCGCTACTATTAACTTTCTTAGGTTCTCAACTCCAGCATAGGCAAGATCAATAAATCCTACCACAGCACCAAGAGCAAAATTTAATAGATGACCTATAAACTTAGCAATACCTCCCAACACCCCAAAAATTTTCTTCAGTGTGGGCATCAACTCATTTAATTTAGCAAATACTACTCCTATTGCTAACCATGTTAAAAAATTAGCAATCCCCAATCCAAGATTAGGTACTTTCATTCCTACTTTAACTTCTTTAGGTTTTATTTTTGGTTTCTCAATTTTCTCTTCTTCCTTTTTTTTCTTATCTACCTGCTTTGCTTTTCTTAAATTCTTTCTTTCTTGTTGCTTGGCACTCTGAGTATCTTTTAAAATATCCCTTACTTGGATTACTTGCTTCCTAATAATAACTATATCAGATTCTCCTGGAGTCGTACTTACAGGATCAAAATCACTTTTAGTATGAACTAAACCTGTCGTAGGTCTAACTGCTAATGCTCCACCTTTTTTTCCTTCTTCACCTTTATTCATTATACCATCAGCCACCTCTTTACCCGATGCTCTTTTTTTAGGTCTTTTCTTTTTCCTATTAAATAACTTATCTTTAGCAACCTTTTTTACTCCAGCCTTCAATACCTGTTTCGCTAATAGTCCCCACATACTACGCTCCTCCCATCAAATCTGAAATACCCAATGATGATACAACCATATTTCTCTGATTAGATATCATAGGAACTCTAAACTGAGGAATTTCAGTCTTAGATTTTGCGGGAATCACATCTTCACCACCCTTTTGTCCTGCTGAAACAGGAGGTAAAGTAACTACTCTATTTTTAGCCGCAGGAACAGGAGTTTCTACAGGTTCTTTTGATGTAAGTCTCTTCACACCATCCATCATACTTCCCCGTTTATCAAAGTCAGTTAAACCACCAGTCATAACATCAGCAGCTCCTGCTAACCATCTCTTCCATCCTTGAGGTTTTACTTCCCCTCCACCTTGTAAATATTGTCTAATTAAACCTCCCTTATTAGCAGTTACATTTTCATCAGGGGCCTTTAATTCTGGTTTATTATTACCACCACCCTTCAGATTCATAGATTCCAAAGTCTTTACACCAAACTCTTGAACCGCAGGAGCCGAAACAACAAATTCACCAGGAGTTAACATAGCAGGAACAGTCCCATTCTTCTTGGAACCTGCACTAGGAGAAGCAGCACTAGCAGCATTCATAGATTCCATAGTATCACTACCATATTTTTGCACTGCTCCTTTACTCATTACAAACTCACCAGGAGTTAGCATTGCGGGAACAGTATCCTTATTACCTGTTCCAGGAACTTCTCCACCTTTATTAAATTTTTTAATTGCACCATCTCCAAGAACTGCATCTCTAGTTTCTCCATCAACTGTTATCTTTCCATCCATATAACTATAACCCTTTACACTCCCATCAGGATTTATTAAATCATTATCTGCCATAAATTTTTGGTTTCCTGCTTCAATCTTAGCATTTGTTGCCTGTGCTGCATCACTAGCATTAAGAATAGGGTAAAGTGTTTCTTCTGGCATACCTACAAGTCTACCTTTACCATCAGGATATTGTATAACATCCATAAAATTAATATCCTCATATCCAGGAACCTGACGAAGAGAGTCTACAAGTTGAGTCTGATGTTCCTGCAAATCAGGCATCCCGATAGCACCACCAATATCGGTAAAAGTACTTGTATCTTCTATTACCTCACCACCTTTTGTTTTGAAAGTAGATGTAAATTCTTGCTTATTATAAACAAATTGATCTGGCATTATCATACCCATTCCATAACCAACCCTTCCACCGTTATTAAGATACTGAACTAAACCACCACCACCAAAAAATGATCCCATTTGTGGTCCAAATTGATGAACTACTCCACCTCCAGACATGTTCCGTCTATTTCTAAGTAATGCTATCTGTTCAGGAGAAAACGCACCTGATTTTGCTGCTACACCAGTCTGATTTTGTTGAGCATCCATCAACAATCTATATGCTGCAGTACCTGGAATATCTTTATTAATATCAAATGCCATATCTCCTTTCCAGTTAGGATTGTCTCCTATCTCCTTTCTAATTTCCATCATCATGCCAAGAATTGCTCCTTGAGCTTCTGGTATATCTTCCAGAGATTGATTAGACTGAACCAATGCTAAAGAATTATTAAAAGCCTCTTCACTCATAGCAGCAACAAACTTACCAAAATTTGGCATCCTTCCATCTCTATCCATTTCTAATTTTATACCCTGAAAAGCCTCAGGATTATCATCTACAGCTGCATTTTGATCTTGTACAAACTTCTTCATATGAGGAGTAAGTACATCTACCAATAACTCTCTATGTTCAGGTTTATCAAAATCAAAATCATCAGGGAGTCCAAAATCTGCAGGAGTAGGTTGACCTTCCTGAGTATCCTCAGTAGGTTGAGGGGATCCACCATCCTTAAAATGCTGAACTAAACCACCTTTATTAAAATGGTGAACTAAACCACCTTCATTGTAATTTGAAATAGGAGTTGTGGTATCAACAACTTCTCCCCCTTCATTGTAATTTGAAATAGGAGGAGATTTAATTAAACCACCTCCATGAGCCACCGTAGTGTCCAATTCTACGGTTTCACCTTCCTCACTCTCACTTTTATCTTTACCTCCTATCCTTTTAGATATACCCCAAATAGCAACACCTCCCAAAACCGCAGCAGCTGCCCAAGGATTAGCAGCAATTGCCATGACTAACTTAGGAATAATAGCCATTAAAAGACCTGTCATTCCGCTTATCAATGCACCTAAAGGAGTAAGGAATAAGGCCGCTGCTCCAGCTAATGCAGGCCACCAATCTTTAAAGAACTTACCAACCCTTTCTGCTTTTTTCTTATTCTTCGGATCACTAAACCATTTAAGTGTCTTCTGAAAAAGTACTCCAATTAATGTAAACTTAATCCAATTAATTATAGACTCCCATATACTAGTAAAAGGTTTCATCATTGCTCCAACAGCATTTCCGATTACACCTAGTGATTTTTTTACTCCTCCTTCTAACTTACTCTCTCTTTTATCTCTTTTATCTTGGGCTGCTTCTTTCTGCTCATTTCTTGCTTGCTTTCTATCACCCTTAAAATCTAAACGCAATACCTTTAATATATCATCAAGAACACCTCTTATTCCTTTAAGACCTTCTGTTTCCTTTTCCTCTACGGGATCTGGTTTAGATAAAGTTGGAGTTGGTGGAGAATCAGAATCAAAATTAATTGGGGGGTTTTGTGATTTATCAACTACAGTTTCTTCTTCCTTTTTATTTAAAAAATCTTCTTTGAATGATTTAACATTTATCTTAGACTTCTTTACCTTTAAAGATTCTCTTCCCTTAGCACGACCAGTCCTTTGTCTGAACCGTTCTATCATTGCATTATTATCTTCAACTATCAATTCTCCTGTTGCATCATAAGCACCACCCTTCTCCTCAATACCTTCCAGTTTCTTAATCTTCTCCTGAATCTCATTTGGTTCAGTATCAGACGCAAGAAAAGTATTCCATTGAGGATCAGATAAAGACTTTAATCCCTTGGTATCAATTTTCTTTAGTACTGCTAATAGAGATAAAGTCTTAGGCATTCGCTTGTTGCTGTTTGAGTTTCTCTTCCTCTAAGTGTGCTCTCAACATCTCCACATACACGTCCCTTTCCCAAGGAATCATGTTTTCAATCTCAGTTAATGAATATTTATGATACTGCATGAGTGAAAAATTAAGTCTGAAATAATTTTCCAGACTCATGTATATCATACCTATCCGAAAAAACTTGAGAGTCCCTCCAATACTACAGTACTTCCAACTTTAGTCTTAGGGTTCTTAATCTTTACTGTATGAGATAGTTTAGGCATCGTCTCAAAGAACTTTTCAATCTCTTTAAACTGAGAAGAATTCATCTGTTCTAAGAATGAATTAATCTCCTTTTTAGTACAATCAGCAGTTTCCCATACTTCATCTTCATTATAAATCTTATCTATACATGAAGCAATTAAATCAAAAGACTGATCTAGAGTGGCATCTTGGCCAAAATCAAAATTATTTTTAATAAACTCTGCAAGAGAAGGATACTTCATCTCCATCATCAAGTTAGAATCTAATTTAATCTTATTAGTATGCTCATCATTCTTGACTACTTTAATCTCATCAATAGGAATCTTGACGGGAACATAAGTCTCATTATCATCAGAACAAAGAAGTTTAACTTCAATCTCTTCACCCACAGACTTACCTCTTATATTTAAAAATAGATACTCGATATCAAAGGTAGGAAGATTCTCTACCCCAATTCCTTTGGTTTGAATACAAGACTTAATAACATTCTTGATAGCCGTGGTTATCTCTTTTACATCTTCCCCCTCTAAAGCTAAAACCAATAATTTCTCTTCTTTAACTAAAAAAGGTCTATATTGAATTGTTTGTCCAGTTGAAGGTAATTCCAACTCATATGTCGGGGTCGCAATCTTTGGTAAAGGCATAATATCCTATAGAAATTTCAGTGTATTTTATTTAGCAGGTTTATTTAATGAATGGTAAGAAGTTAGAGTCCATAACTTTTGCCGCATTAGAATTCTGAATATTCTGTGGATTGGATGTACTATGACGATTTGCATCTCTATTTGCTCCCTGTCCTGTTATACTAAAACTTCCTTGGGGTACACTATCTCCATACTGTTCATTATCTCTATCAACTTCATCTTGGGTATCTATAAAAACTTGATAACGAATTGGATTTGGTTTAATTAAATTCTTAGTAATATATCTACTAAAGTTAAAATTAACAGTACATTTTAAGGTCTGTGCTCCTTCATAACTAACTGGCATTGCATCAATACTAATAGGATATGCATTTAAAAATTGATATTCTAAATTTCTACCATTATAATCTCTCTCAAATTTATTAATATAAATTGTTGTTTGATATTGTTTTGGAAAATTTACTCTATAAAAATAATTTTCTGCGTCATAATTCTGTTCATTAACAATATATCCAATCCATGTTTCAAATAATTTTATCTGCTTATAATTTCTATCAACCAAAAAAGTAAACGATGAAGTTGTATCATATTGTCTTCTATGAACATGTCTTTCTGTGATTCCAGTATGATCATTAGTAAGTTCTACCGTAGCCAAAGAAGTTCCAGGTAAAGATGCCTCCATACACGACAACATATAATCTTCATCCCTCCTTGCATCAGGAATTGAATCCAATATATGAGGAGGTGGATTAAAATGACATTCATAATGTGTAGTTAACGCAGTATTTAAAATAGATCTTTTTAAATCTTCTACTGGTCTGGGTTGAGGGGTACGCATTATAGACCCATAAATATTACTACTTGATATATTATGTAGTCAAGATAAATGGGAGAAAGTAAAAAAAGTTTATTTAAACCCTCATTTCCCCGAAAATATAAGGGAAATCCAGATAATATTATATGTCGTAGTACTTGGGAAACCAAATTCTGCAACTATTGTGATCTAAATGAAAATATTCTGGAGTGGGGAAGTGAGGAATTCTATATTAAATATGTCTCTCCTGTTGATAATCGGGTTCATAAGTATTATCCCGACTTTATTATTAAAGTCAAGGAAAGTACAGGTCAAATCAAAACCTATGTGATTGAAGTAAAACCCAAGAAGCAAACTCGACCTCCCAAAAAGAAAAAGAAGGTGACTCAATCATATCTCTATGAATGTAAAACCTATGCCGTTAACACAGCTAAATGGGCAGCAGCAAGAGAGTTTTGTAATGATAGAAAAATTGAATTCAAAATCATTACTGAACAAGAACTAGGAATATATCATGGTAGATAGTTTTCTTCCAGAAGAGAATCCATTTAATGAGGAATATTTTGAACAATATTCCCAACAAGTAGGTGATAATCGAATTGCACCTATCAAAGAAGAATTGAAGGAGATGAGTGATCCTGAAGAGATGATGCTTCTTATCATGGATACATTAAAAGATACTGAAGTGGTTCCTGATGCAGGACAATATTATACATTCATTTACACTGCAAAAACTCCACGACTTCAATATGACCAACACCCTCTAGTTGCTGTAACTGATATTCAAAGATGGGGATTTAGAGGTATCAATTATCACTGGGGTAAGTTCAGAAATTATACATGGGAAGAGATCGGAGGAGTCCTCTATGTGGTTCGACCCAGTGAAATAAATGACCTACGTGACATATCTTATGCTTATTTCTTAACAACACTATAAATAACTAAAAAATAATTTAATGTCTCAATATAAGGGCAACAATACTAGTTTCAAACCTCGTTATGAAGTTGATGGAGAAACGAAGACTCCTGTTAATGTAGTCTCCACATCAATGGAGGTTAATGGCCAGATGGTGGAAGGGTATCAGGCTACTTATGCAAATGGTACATCCAAATGGACCCCTCATGTTCTTACCGACACATGGCCCACTGATTCTCATGGTGTCGATAATTCAACATTCACAGGATCTTATGATGAATCTACAAAAGAATGGAAATGGGAACCAACATCTGATGCTAATGTTGAAAAATTAGCTAAGCATCATAGAGGAGGAGATGATAAAAAAGGAAGAATAACCACAGAACAAATAGAAGACAGGTTTTATGATAGAGAAGGAATTACTGAACAACAAAAATTATCTGAAGTACAAACAAAAGCATTAATTGAAGAAAAAGGTGGTATAGAAGAACTACAAAAAGATGAGAAATTTGCAGAATTACCAGGATTAAAAGAAGGAGAAGATAGAACTCAAACAAGTGCTAATGGAAAAAATCAAACTGATTTTGAAGCATCTGGTCAATTAACCACTGCCGAGGGTCAATCGATAATAAAATCTACCCAAACAAGAACACAATATGGCAATTATTATTATCCTTTCGATCTAAAGTCAAACAAACAGGATAGAGTTATATTCAAAATGAGTCAAAGTACAGGACAAATAATAGATCCCGTGGGAGATATACAGGCTGTACAAGCAGGTACCGCTACTGTAGGATCTCGAACTACCAAAAGAAAAGCTAAAACAGTAGAAGGATCCGTAACTCTACCTATTACATCAGGTATTAAAGATAGTAATATGGTTGATTGGGGAAAAGCTACTATGAGTCCTATTGAAGCATTTAAAGCATCAGCAGCTATGAATGTAGCAGCCTCTGCAAAAGAAGGTGAAGATATTGGTGAAGCTTTTGGTAAAGAAGTAAAGAAAGGACAGGCAGCAATTCAAGATAAAGACGTTCAAGCAGCACTGGCTGTAATGATTGCAGGTAAAGCAGCCCAAACTCAAGGACTACTCTCAAGAGCATCAGGTGCTGTTTCTAACCCTAATTTGGAATTACTTTTTAACGGTCCAGGATTAAGAGCATTTGATTTTACATTCCAAATGTCACCTAGAGATGCACATGAAGCAGCAGAAGTAAGAAGTATTATTAATTTCTTTAAGCAAGGAATGTCTGTAAAAACAACCTCTACTAATGTCTTCCT